GTGACACCACTAGAACAAATGAAAGCAACAGCAAAAATTGAAAACGCAGCAATGATCCGAAATAATAATGGACGGTCATCAAACTTTGGTGTGAAAATACCCAACCAAAGCGGCGGAAGACCCCGACTTAGCGATATAAAACGTTCCAAAGGCGCGCAAGAGTTACTACACTTATCCCAGCAAGGACTAACCCAAGAACACGCAGCGCGGACCTTGGGCCTGTCTCGGGCACAAACGCGGCGTAAAGCGCGCCGGTATCAAATAACCTTTGTAGGGGATGATGAATAAAGTGGGTCAGCAGTGAACTAGCGCATTCGGCAACGCGAAAACCAATCTTGGTTAACGTTGGCTGACCCACAGCCCCACCATACAGGAGAACAACCATGACACAAGATGAACTGCAAACCGTACTAGATAATCTGCTTAAAGCCCTGCCAAAACGATGCTCACCCGCAGACATATCAACCATCCTGCCACACATTATCCTTGCCTACGATATGACCGACAATTGGTCCTCCATAATGCTGGCAACCACCGTGTCGCTGGGCGAACAAGCTTACCCGCAAATCGAAAAGAAATGTGAAGCCATCGTAGATGCAAACAATTTCCTAGAAAGAATAGTCAATGCAAAAAGCTGACTTGGACAGAATCCATAAAGACCTTAGTCCCGCACAAGAGTCAGAACTTAAATTCCTGCGCCAACGTGTCGATAGATGCCAAGAAGATAGGTTCAAACGAGACTCCTCACCCAACGCCTCGCAGAACTACTTCGCCGCCGCAGATGAACTAGACCGATACGTTAGGGAGTTACGAACATATGGACATTGGATTTAAACCAATACTCAGAGTCCTAAGTAACGGACGGTGGTTCACGGAACACGAAATAGCCAGAAAATCCCGTATGAAATTGTGCGCCGTCCGCGGATATTTGAAAACACTTCGACGCAAAGGCCTCCTAATGTTTATCTGGCTTCACGGAGAACGGTGCTGGAAAGTCTCGATTTAGGGGGCTTTACTTTATCCCATACTTGTGGTAAGATGCTCCTACGTTATGTTTATAGGAGAACGACAGATGAACAAAACCATCGAAAAACTACGGGCCATATGCGCCCCGCACGGCGTCGAGGTTGACGCTTCGCGTGATAGCTTGATGGGCTGGGATATTACGTTTGATGCCCCGCCTCTAATGTGCTGGTCAACAACGCAGGCCACGGTTGTCTGCTTTCAGGATGACAGCCTCAGAGGCATCGTCAGCTTTATTCAAAAAGAACTTGAAGATGGCTTCTATGATGCGGACGATGAAGCACTGAGATTAACAGGTCAAGGAAGATGGGAGAACGACAATGTTTAACGAAGACGCCGAAGGATACCACAACGCCGTCGAAGGCGTGGGAGAAGACGCGGATCACGGACCCTATCGGTCCTACACATTCCCCAACGGCTGGGTGATGTACACATATTCCGAGAGTGACGGACTGGTATCATTCCATGATGGACGGGAGAACGTGTGATGGGCATTACATCAATGATGGACAGAGCAACCGCTCAAATCGAAATAATCACAACAGAACGGGGAGACACGTTCGATATAACAGACCCCATTCGTGACCAAAAACCACATAGAGTTCTAGCATCCGCAACATTCTATTGGGAAGCAGACGAAGATTGGACAGAATTTGCCCGTAGAGTGGCGTCAGTCGGGGACAGAATGTTTATGGAATTTGATGATGAAGACAGCGTAACCCAATATATTCAATTCAAAACAGGTGGAAAATTATGACCTTGTGATGAAAATGTGCGGATTAGATGCAAAAGTGTGAGGCCCCCTAGTCGGGGCCTTTCGGCGTAAGTGCCCAATTATAAACAAAAAAATGAGGTCGGAGAGGGCAGAACACGGACCGCGGGCCACGCCCTCCCTATATGGGGCATCTGAAATTAAAAAAAAAAAAAAAACGAAAACTCAGAGGCGGGCGGGGCGGGAGGTTTGGGAGGTGCTATATAAGCAGTTGAAATTATTGAAAAAAAACGTTGTCGGAACCTCCCACATATCCTCCCACCATACCAAAGCTTGGTGGGAGGGCCACCAAAGGTATAGGTTACAGCCTTTGTGTTTACTTCAAGAGTTTTGCGTTAAGCGCTTCTGAAATCTTTTTAAAATTAAAAATATAATTCTGGTGTATATAATAGGTTGCGGTATAAACCTTTGAACAGTTATTCTTTTCGGGGGCTTATATGGCAGGTAAAATTGAAACAGCGTATGGAACTATTCCAGCACCTATAAAAAAGAAGCGGACTTTACGGCCCAAGAACCACCCCCAAATCAGTGCCGAAGAAAAAGAAGCCAACCGCTCTGATCCGCGTGGCAGGAAATACGTTACGGCAGATAGGGCTTTGACCCGTAGGCAAGAACTTTTTGTTAAAGAGCTAGTCAGTAACGATGGCATGGTTACCTATCGGGAAGCCGCTGTTCGTGCGGGATACCCCGAAGGTTCTGCCCATACCCGTGCGTATGAAATGACCAACCCACACAAATCCCCGCACGTTGTAGCCGCAATAAAACGATACCGTGCTGAGTTGGACGAAAAGTTTAGCATAACCTATTCCCGCCATGTTCGTGACCTACAGAAAATACGCGATATGGCCCTCGAAAACGGCGCGTACAGTGCCGCCGTGCAGGCTGAGTACCGTCGGGGCCAAGCGCAGGGAGACATATACGTCAGCAAGTCGGAAATCAGGCATGGCAGTATAGACAGTATGAGCAAGGAAGATGTTTTGAAAGCTCTTGAGGATATGAAAGAAATCAATGGCCCAGACATTATTGACATTACCCCCATCGAAGATGAAGACGGAAGCAGCGTTCTACCAACAGATGAGGACGGCGGCGAAAAGGATAAGGCCTAGCCTTTCCTTAACACGCATTGAGAATTGGGCGGGTCAGGGCATACCAGACCTTTTGATTGGCGATGAGGCCGGACGATTTAGTTTTGTAGAGCTAAAGTTTTGCAGGGCCAACGCTGTTAATTTAAGTCCGCATCAGGTTGCATGGTTAATGCGACACCGCCTAACCAGTAGCTGGATATTGATTAAGCAACAGCGCAAGCCAGAGGCCAAGCCGGATGTGTTTCTGTACCATGCTAGTCAGGCCATTGACGTTAAGACAAACGGCTTGAAAACAGAGCCGAGATTCAAAGGCCCGCATCCTTTTGATTGGTCCGAGATTTTAGGCTTGATAAGTCCCATATAATCGCATACGGTAAAGTTCTTAGCAATTTGGAGAACAGCTATGGCGAACAATTTAAGCAAGGCATCTTTTCCTTTCAAGGTGAGTAAAGACAAGCAAACGGTTGACGGATTAAAGCCCGTAAATCGCGCTACTCGCAGGGCCATTGATAGCAATAAAGATATTGTTAGAAAGAAAAAGAAGTGGATCAGAATATGAAATTAGAGATGCAAATAAATGATTCTTATAAAGAAGGTTGGCAGGACAGTGAGATGTCCACTAAATATGTATATCTCCGCCTTCACACAATTCTAAATAGCCGTTGCATAGAGGCTGATCTTTCTCAGTTCTATGACCAAGTTGCGCAGACTTATTACGCAGATACTGGGTCAAGGGTTGGTGATGATTTAGCAGCGGCAAAGCGATTTCCCACGAAGGATGAAATACTATGAGCAAAAAAATTGTATTGGCAAAAACGCCCGCAGAAAAAATCCGGTTTAACGTACATTGGTTGCAGGTGTTTGTGATGTCGGGCCGTGGCGAGGAAGCCGAAAGCATGGTTCAAAAACTATTGGACGTTGCAGATGAATTAGAAACCACCAACCAAAGGGAGAACGCCTAAACTATGTTTATATTTGAATTAATAGGCCGCTTGTTATACGGGAGCGATTACGCAGAATTAAGCAAGCGGGCAAATCGAAAAAAGACCAAACGACGAAAACGCAAATAAACTTTTTAAACTAGGCCGCTTTACAGGCGGTCTTTTTTTGTTTAATGGTATGGGACATTGTCTAT